ACTCCTTGTACTTGGTTGCTTCGATAATTGAACGGAAGAGTTTAGTTCTAGTTCTCTCTCGTCCATCTTCACTGACAGAAACAATTATAACTCTATAATTATCTTTGTCAAATCTTTCTATATAAGAATAACAACTATCTTTCATTGTTATTCTTTCTTTTCTATATTGTCAAGTCTTTCTTTTATATCTTCTAATTGTAGATAGTTAATTGCACTATGTCCACTAGACACTAGTACCATAGCTGGTGCTAGACAACCTGTCAATACCATAGATATAGTAACTAACATAACTATCTTAAAACTATTCTTCATCATTGTTTTCTTCCTCTAGTGATTCGAGAACGTCTTTCAACTTAAACCCAAGACGAACAAGTCCTTCGACATATTCGTCTTTACTTATTACACCATAGTCATGTAGTGTATGAAGTTTGTCTACCTTTCTCTGCCAAAACTCTTCGACAGAGATGACATTACTATCGTTCCGCTTCGTCATACGACATGCCATACCGCTCTCTCCATGTGTCACAGTACTCAATGTACTTTGATTTTCTCTCCATAAGATTGAAGTACCAACGAGGC